AATTGGTGTGACGGCCCATGTGGGTCGTGCGGGTTATGATCCGGATCCAAACCCATGACAAGATCTAAAAATGGTTACTACAGTACTGTCCCTCGTGCAAAACCCAAGGCCGTAGCGGATAAGAACCCGGTCGGTAGCGTTACGTTTGGCGCTGGCCCACCCAAGATGGTACCAGAGAAACCCGGTACCATCCGTGGGCTTGGTGAGAAGCCGCATCCACATCATTATGGTCATGGTATTCACCAGCGTAAGGGACACTTGCGCGTATCATTGCACCCTAATGCCCATCAGGTAGGGTTCCGCCCGGCGCATGGTGTAATCAAGACGCCACCCGCGCGTGCGCCACATGGCGCTGGACCCATAGGCAAGCACGGGCTGCCCAAACTGCCAAAACTGCCATGAGTACATGCCAAGATTGTCCTGATGTACCGCATGGTGTCAGCAGGCACCTGATTGATAAATACACCCGTGACCATCAGCTCCTTAGGCTGGTGCACCGCGCAAGGAAGCTAGACCATGAGCATGATCTGCCTTATTTGGCTGGCTACAGCACTGATGGTGAGACAATTTATATTGACCGGCACCTACCCAAGACCCTTCACTGTGAGCATGATGGCAGGAAATACAGCTTTGACCCGGTACCGTTCCTGCAAACCCATGAAAGCTGGGAAAAGGCGCTAATTGACCATTTTGGCTGGAAGTATGGCCCGGCACATCAGGTAGCCACAAAGATTGAACACCGGCAGGTACTGGCCCACGGCATCCCTATTCACTTGTATGACGGCAAAGGTTCAGAACTGCAAAAATACATCAAAGCTGATGAACATGAAAAGTTGAAGAAGGTTCCTCAAGACCTTGATTTGACGCCGTACCATGGTGACCACCGGTTGCTTAACAAGCTTGTCAACGCCATGGGGCGTGCGCATGAAAAGCATAAAAGTTGAGGCGCTGAAGAAGCGCCTGCCGCATCATGCCACAGGTATCAGATGGGCAGTCCGTGAAAACTTTACTGAGGCGCAACATAACCGCCGCCTCAACGGCTTGTTCAAAACCTGGGATGTAGATGAACGTAAGAAAAGAGGTGAAGTAATCATGTCAACTAAAGCAAATGAACGGCGTAAATTCCGTAGGCGGCTACGCCTCAAGGAAGGCGTGGCGCTTCAGGCCCGTGACGTGCAGGAAGTTGCACGCAAATACGCTAGAGCAACCATGGAAATGATTGCTGAAATAGCTGGCAATCCTACAGAACGGGCTGCTGACCGCATTGCCGCTGGCAATGTGCTTCTTGACCGAGCTTATGGCAAGGCCAATCAAACCAACACTAACGTAAATGTGGACACCAATGGCAGGACAGCCGAAATCAGCCGTGGGGAACTCACCACACGCATTGAGGAAACTATCAGGGCAATTGAAATCGTTACAAGGCGAACTGTTAAAGAGGAACCGAGCCAGAAACAGCTTGTTGACCTACGCAAGCGTGATGGAGATCCCGGGGGCTCCACATTCCATTGACGATGATGATGACAAGCAACAGTTCCTGCCCATCCCCAAGGCGTTTGGGGCGCATCACCTGTTATGGCTTGAGTGCCTGCAAAAGATTGAAGATGGTACAATCAAGCGGCTGATGGGGTTAATGCCGCCCGGTGCCGGTAAGAGCATCTACTCATCAGTAGTGTTCCCAACGCACTTCCTGGGGCGCTTCCCTGAAACCACAATCATTGTGGCCAGCTACGCCAGTGACCTGCCCAAGAAGTTTGGCAGGCGTGCCCGCGCCATGGTGCAGCAGCCCTTGTACAGGCGCATTTTTGACACCTGCTTGAGTGAGGAATCATCTGCCGTTGATGAATGGGCACTGCAAAATGGCAGTGAGTGGATGGCAAAAGGTATCCTCACTGGCATCACCGGTCACCGCGTTGATGGCATTGTGTGGGATGATTTGATCAAGGGCCGTGAACAGGCTGACAGTGACGTTATCAGGCAAAAAACCTGGGAAGCTTACATTGATGACTTGCAAACCCGCCGCAAGCCCACATCATGGGAAGTTGGCATTACTACGCGCTGGCATGAAGATGATATTGCTGGCCGCATCCTGCCTACCAACTATGATGGTGAAAGCGGCTGGATTAAAGGGCAGGATGGGAATGACTGGTATGTACTGTGCTTACCTGCTGAATGTGACCGACTTGATGACCCCCTGGGTCGCAAAGTTGGTGACATCCTTTGGCCTGAATGGTTCACCCCTGAATTCTTTGCACCTTATAAACGCCAGGCTAGAACTTGGTCAGCCCTATACCAGCAGAAGCCTGCGCCTGAGACCGGAACGTATTTTGAGGCCGACTGGCTGAAACCTTATGACAGCATGCCTGACCGTGAGGTTATGAACATCTACGGGGCCAGTGACTATGCGGTGAGCGCTGAGGGCAATGACTATACGGTGCATGTTGTCATTGGCTTGGACCCAAGGAACCGTCTTTACCTGCTTGACCTGTGGCGCGGCCAAACCACGTCAGATGTGTGGATTGAAAGCTTGTGTGACCTGATTGAAAAGTGGAAGCCGGTGGGGTGGGCTGAGGAGACAGGGCAAATCAGGGCTGGTATTGGCCCCTACCTTGATAAGCGGCTGCGTGAGCGTCAGCTATGGATTGTCAGGGCTACCTTCCCCAGCCGTGGTGACAAATCAGTACGTGCGCAATCAATCAGGGGCCGTATGGCTATGGATGGGCTTTGGGTACCTGCTGCCGCCCCGTGGTACCCTGAGTTCAAGAAGGACCTGATGGCGTTCCCAGCCGGTAGGCGTGACGACCAAGTTGACGCTTTGGGCCTGATTGGGCAGGTGCTTGATAAGATGGTTTCAGGCAGTAGAACAATCAAAGAACCTGAAAAGCTTAAAATCATCTCAACGGACCCGGTCACTTGTACGGTGACACTTGAGGACCTGTGGGACAATGAAGAGCAGAAGTTCCGCCGCTGGAGTCAGCGTCCACTGCGTATTCAATGAGGCAGGTAATGAATGCCTCTAATCACGGATGTACTCTGGGGCTTTGATTCTTGGGCTGATCCGCTTAAGCGGCCCAAATGTAATGGTTCGGCACTTAGATGCAAAACCGGGTTCAGCTTCTCGGTCTGGCGGAACGCTGGTTATGAGCAAACCTATTCACAGCCAGTACATCATTGGTATAAGTCACCGCCTACTGGTGATCAGGGTATTGAGGCCCCGTTTGTCTTTGTTCCGCCGCCGCCAACGCCCCCATATTTCTATGATTTATCCTGGGTGGTACGTTACAAAGTTAGGTACATGCCTGAATTTGGGGACCAAGGCATTGCGGCCCCTTACGTCTTTGTACCACCAATTATACCGCCAGAACCGCCAATACCTACACCGCCGCTTGACCCGGCTCAGTACGGTCCATCCTTCCGCATGGATAACTTGATTATGCGGCGTGATGACAAACCAAACTATACTTACTGGCCAGATCCATTTACCGTGCCAGGTAAAGGGCGTGGCAATTGATGCGTAATGATCAGCCGTTCCTTACCATCAATTATAACACTGATGAGTTCATTGACCCTATTTATGGCGATACTTATCATGACGATGGGTCATCGCTTTTCACCAGCCCCAAGTCTGGCCTATCTTACACCAAGCAGCGTAATTATAATGGCATTTCAGCAACAGGATATGTATCCTATAAGATTGCGCTGACACAGGTACCGGTTTACACGGTTACGGTTAGCGCTTCACCTAGTTTTGGTGGTTCGGTCAGTGGCGGCGGCACGTTTGAAATCGGTAGTGTGGTTACGGTAGTTGCCTCCCCCAGCGCTAATTATATTTTCGTCAATTGGACTGAAAGCGGTATCCCTGTCAGTACAAACCCAAGTTATACTTTCACCCTTACTAGTGATGTTACGTTACTTGCTAATTTTGCAATAGTATTTCAACCTATCAGTTCGGCAGGGGTGTTCAATTCCAATGGTACGTTGGTAAGGACCCTGTGGTCAGTGCAGCACCTAAACCCCATTCTTAACAATTTTCAGCCTAGCAATTTGACCAATGCTTGGGATGGTACGCTTGATGATGGGTCAGTTGCGCCAACCGGTACCTATACTTTGGGGGTGATCCATCATAACACTAACTATGCTTGGGATGGTGTGGTTGGCAATTCATCGCCTGATCATCTGAATGCCACACGCTATTGGAACCCTTCATCAATCATCCCCGGCATGTGTTTCAACAGTACTACCGGGTTTGCCTCAGGTGGTTACACTGAAAAATGGCAAACCATAATGCACTTTGCTTTGAATGATATTCAGCATGTTGATAGTTGGAATACTTTTTTAGAAACCCTTGACTTGGCCACTGACGGGACCACCCTTTTTAGTGCGGCTGTTGACGTTAATGCCCCTGGACCAAGTCAGAACTATATGATTGGGTTTACTATTGCTACCGGCAATCAGGTTAGCTTCTCTGGCAATCCCAATTTTGGTGTTAGTGGTGATTTCATTAACGGTTTGGCGGTTGATTCCTCATTTGTGTACGCGGCCCGTAGCACCTACGTGGCCACCTATAACAAAACAACGGGAGCTTTGGTTACAAGCTTCACGCCTGCTTTCACGCCGTTCAAGTTGGCGCTTAACCCAAGTACCGGTGATTTGTGGATCTCTTCAACGACAACTACGGTCACTAAATGTACGGTTAGCGGCGGTACCATTA